GGCCACTCGGTCTTCCTCCGCCGCCATGGCTTCGCCAACAATAGTGGCCAATAGGTTAGCCAACGCAATGGACGAGTCCTCCATCAGTTCCCCGCTCACGGGAACCAGCGCTGCCAGCTTCTTGGCGACCAAACCGACATTCCCCAAAGTGGGCTGAGATTCGGTGATCGCCGAAGCTTCCCCAGGCCAATACACCGTCACACCAGCCGTCAGGGACGGCAAATTAAGTTCGTGGCGCGTCATCGGCACAATGGTCGCGCTGCGACGAGCGACCCCATACTGCTCAATGACCCGAATCAGAGTGGCGACATATTCATCAGGGACCAGATAGCCGCCAGCATTGTCTGTCCCTTCGGTCATCGCCTTGACGGACGGGTCCTTTGTCAGGACGGCTCGTGCCAAATCGAGAAAGCCCTTGGCTTCCGCCTCATCGACAAACCCGGGGAACTGCTCCAGTTGACTGTCCTTGGCCTTCCGCAGAGCCTTGCGGAACTGCGTATCCAGATCCTTGACTTGGCCGTGCAGTTCGTCCACAGCACGACGGATCTGCGTCTTTTCCTCTGTCCAGTTCTCCAATTGGGCCGCCACCTTTTCCAGTTTCTTGATCACTTGTTCCATCGTTCCTTCCTCCCCTATGTAATGATTAGAATTTTGCGATAAATTATAGACGAAAACCGTTCCCAAAAAAACGACTTAAGATGCCATCAACCGGTTCGCCAATCCTTCCAACTTCCTTTCCCACTCAATCATTTCATGATTCTGGCCCTCCTTCGGAACAACCTTGGACTGCGCCCCTGCCGACTGATGGGGTGCAGAAGCCGGCGCATGGACGGACGACGCGGCCATGGACCGGACCTCTTCCATGAACACCCCAAGCTTGATGCGCAGTCCGATCTCCACCTCACGAACAACCCGCTCCAAAGCCACTAACCGTTCTTCCAACCCAGCCAAAGCCGCATCTAGTCGTTCCTGCGACACAACGTCCGGGGACAATGTGGGATCTTGAGGCTCCTCCGGTTCTTGACCCAATGACGGCAAGGGCTGTTCCTCAATAGCCTTCAGCTCTTCTTCCGTGTAGCCGCGCAGTTCCGGCGGCTCCGCTTCCGCATCCTGATAGTGCCGAGCCAAATGGCGATAGACAGCCTGCCGGTCACCCTCCGGAATATCCACTCCGCCCCGCGCACCATTCAAAGCAGCCATCGCTGCCGTCACCCCACGCCAAACCGCTACCAGTTTCCCATCCACAACCGTGTGATGCGGCAGCTTGTAGGCGCCAAAGGTTTCCCGCGCCTCCGAATCATACCAAGCGAAGCCCTTGGCGTATTTGCCCCAATCAATGGTGTCCCGATCGCCAGATCCGTCGGAAGACGCCCACTTGGCCAATGCCGCCATAGCCGCATCAGCGTCCCAAGGACTGTCCCCGTCAATGGGCGTGCTGTGGGACGGGACCGCCATCTTGGAAGCTGTCTGCTCTTCGACCACATACTCCAGCCGATCCGCCAAGCCCTTCAGCGCCTGGGCCTGCTCTGGGTCGGCGGCCTGACCGGACAGATACCCCAGCACGCCCTTTGCCTGGCGCAGCAAAGCCTGAGGTAATGCCGGAACGGCCACCGCGCTAATCTCCAGGAGTTCCCATCCGGTGATCACTCGCTTGGGAGGCTCAGGAAAGTCCGAAAGGTTGATCTGGACCTCTCGACCATCTTCCCCGCCGACCTTTATGGACAAAACGTCAGCCGAATCCGCCGGGACATCTATGAAAGACTTGGCGATAAAGCCGACGCTGAATGCATTTTGGAAGCCGTGGTCATACAAATAAGCCAACAGTCGCCCATCTTCCGTGTCCGCGAACACAAAGTCGAATTCGACCTCGTGGTCCGTGGCCCGAATGTCCAGGACCTTACCGATGGACTTGCCATAGTAATTGTGGCTGTCTAGCATCACCGGATTGGACATGAAGTTGGTCGCGTCCAAACCCTGAGGAAGAACCAGGTCCCGCTCACGGTCCACCCACATACCGGATGCCACCGCGGTCCGAACCCTAGACGTCCCCCCTTCGGCGGTCGGCGGAAGACCCTTCTCCTTCATCAGAAACTTCAGTTGCGGATTCATTCCTTTCTCCTCCTTTTCTCCTTGTTGAGCCATTCTTCCAAGACGCGGTCATTGACCTCCACGGCAAGAATGGCCGGGTCCGCATCGGGATCCTGCTGGCGAAGTTCTTCCATGATCTCATTGAAGCGCCGTTCGTGGAAATCCTTCAGCCTCTGCCGCTCTTCCAACTCACGATCGTCTTCCACCTCACCCAGCATAGCCATTGTTACACCTCCGTCGCCGGTCTGAGCCATACGAATGTCGTGTCACCATAAATATAATCCTCGACATGAACGACATTTTCAATGACGAAGCGCCCTTTGAAAGGAAGCTCCTGTTCGGTGGTATTCACAATCTGCAGACCTCGCGCTTCATCCGCATAACCAATCTTCCAAAACAGTAGGTTTTCTTCCAAAAACTTCTTGGTCTCTTCCCTGGGAATCCGATAGACCAGCTTTACGTCACCAGACCACATGAAATTCGTCGGTCCCAATGGAGAATATCCCTGCACAAAAAGGTTCCCGATCCGATCCTCGAAGAACCGCTTGACTTCGCTTGGAGGAACACTGTCGCCGATTATGGACCGCGACGAGGCGGACCGGACGAACACGTGGTTCTGGGCAAAAATCTCCTCCAGTGCGCTAGGATCCCCAGCCATCCTGCCCATCAGACCCCGACCTGCACGCATGGTCGTTGGATAAACATACCCGTCCAACACCCTTTCCAATTCGCGATAAGCCGTCCCAGACCTGAACTGCTCGACGATCACCTGACGAGCATACACCATGTTGCCCATCTTACTCACATAGTCGTCCATATGGAACCCACGGCGGAGCGTCCTGGAATCATAGATAAACAGACCGCGTTTGGAAACAAGTTCTGGAGCCTCACTGTACATTCTCTCCAATAAAGAAAAAGACAGGCCATTGACGGTATTGCCGAAAGAAGTTTCCTTAATCCAAGACACAAACCCATTAAAACCTACCCGAACAGGGTAAATATCAGTAACAACATCCCTCAGAGGCTTACCACTAGCGACTTTTCGCATTGCTTCCCGTGCTTCCTCAGACAGATCCTCGCCAGTAGCCGCCTTCACGAAGTCCTCAATCTGCCCTTCGGACAGCTTAGTTATTCCCAAAATGCGCTTCTTGGAAGAAGCCGCGTTGTAGTCATCCAATTCTTTGCAGACCGAATGAAGAACGGACAACTCCTTGGGTGAAAGATCCGCCAAGCCCAGATCGCCCCTCACATCAAAGTTCTTCGACAGCAACTCCTGGACTTCTTCCAAAAGCCTCTTCATCTCCACTTCCAATTGCACCGGCCTCGGCCGGACCTTCTGCGGCTGAGCAGTGGGTTCCGCCTTGCGAACCGCCGTGGCTACTGTGGTGCACCGACAATTGACCGTCTCCTCGACCCGCCCAGCAGGATCATGCGGAAACCGACACATAGTGATGGGGAATGGCTCCCCAACGACCACCGGCGCAGAACCAGCCTCCCGCACGTGGGACTCCCGAACGTAGGCATCCCGACTATTGACCCAACGGTGATGCGTGACTCCACGTGCCTGAAATCCAGCGAACCTCCCCCTGTTATATACCGTGCCGCTGATGTCCCTGGACCATGTCAATGTCCTGGCTCGGTCGCCAACGAAGTCCTCCAAGAGGCGCTTCTGCAGCTCGTGGACTGTGAGCCCTTCCGCCAAAAAGCTTCGCGCCAGGTTAATGACGCAATCCACCTGAGATGTTCCGATGTGCTTTATGTGGTGGACAAGTTCATCCACGTCACGGAGGATCGCTTGGATCTGATCCGGCGCCAGGTAAGTCGTAAGGTTCGGGCGCTTGACCAAAATGGGAAAGTCGGCCACGCTCTTGACCGACCCTTCCAACTCACTGAACACCCGGACGACCGCCGACTGATACTGGACCTCAATATGGTCGCGGAGGGCTTCCCCCAATGCGTGCGACCAAAACGCCGTATCCACGGCAGGAAACCCGGTCCGACGCACTGCTTGGACAATTGCCCCGACCATCTCCTTCTTCCATTCTGTTATAGAGATGGAAGTAGTTCGCACTGCTGGCTCCAATATGAACTGCTGGTAGAATTGCGAATAATCCTCCAAGAACCCCTTCTCATACACCACGCGCAGCAGGTTGAGATCATCTGAATCGAACGGGACCAGCAGGCGGACACGACCGGAGGACACCGATGCCACCGAAGACTTCTCCACCACGCCGCCGCCCAGAGCAGCTTCGCCTGGGACATCCTCGTTGGCCGACGTTCCTTCAGGCGCCTCCGGAAGTTCTTCCGCCGGCGCCGAAGAGGGAGCTGAAGAAGACGCCGGCGCTTGGGGATGCGCGCCTTCAGTCCCCGCCGCCGCCCGCGACACGCTCAAAGAAGGATAGTTCAGTATTTCGGCAACCTCATCATAAGTGTAGCCGGACCTGATAAGCCTTTCCACCGCTGCGCTCATTTCGTCCACCGACATGAGCATCAGGCCGACCTGCCCAATGTCCGCACGGACCTCCACCTCCGGCCAAAAGCGCCGGAACAATGCCCTCTCCAATACACCGATCAGGTAGTTAATGCGGGGCAAAACAGTGGTGTGCCAGAAGATGCGCATCTGCGCGGATGAATTGGCATAGTTCGCATAGCGAAAGACACCGACTAGCGCTGGCGGCACTCCATACACAGAACAGATCTCCTCACGTGTGAATTCCTGGCCTTCGCGAAAGTCAACATCCTTCTCTGACCTGCCGGTCATGTGGACATCGGCATTGGCCAATCCCGTGATGACAAAGAAGCTGTTGCCCTTGTCCACGCCGGAGAACTCCTCCAGGAGTTCGTTCCGAAGCTGCCGGCGCTGTTCGGCAGAGAGACGCTGAGGAATGCGAATGACGACGTCCGGTCGCATACCAGACCGGAAGAAGTTGCGATTCCATCGGTGGATGTAGTAGAGTTCCTCCAAGCTCATCCGGGCAAAAAAGTATGGCGGAACGCCCAAATCAGGATAGGATGGATGATAGTTGCGGAAGATGATGAGGTCCCTGGAAGGGACCGGAGCCTTGTTCAGCTCCCAATCACCCTCTGAGTTGCGACGGACGGCCGTGCCCGGCCACAGCGTCACCGTAACTGGTAAACCGTCACGAATCTTTTCCACATACATAGCCGCGCGACCAAACAAACACAAGCTCATCACGATCCTGGAGAGGATTTCCCCATGGCTCAGACTTTCACCAGTGGAACCATCGAACACGCAGGACAGAGGGTCCGGATCCAACAGAAGACCTTCGCCAGACATCCTGTCGAAGTAAGCAAGACTAATCAGACCCGCCGTTTCCGCCAGCTTGGATGAACAAGCATACACCCAACCGATACTGTGAAGGACCTGCTCTTCCAAACCGCCGGACCTGCCGGAAAACCAATCTTGGAATCTTCTGAGCAGCACGACCTTCCTCCTCCTACACCCCAGATTCGGAATCGAACAAAGTTTGCCACTGAACCTCTGACAGGTCGCCGGACTGGTGGACCCTTTTGCCAGTCGCCGCCAGTTCTTCGAAGATCATCCTCTCCGTGGCCTTCCCGGACTTGGAAATGTCTATGGAATGAAAACCAACGATGCCAGAAGCGCAACGGACCATCGCGCTGTAAAAGGCGCCGACCACCGCATCGGCCACGTCCTTAGCACCGGACGAATCGTGGTCAACCTTGCGACGCTTCCGGTCCCAGACCAATGTCGGCACCTCGCGCAAGAAGGGCTCATACTCATACAGCCAAACCCTCCGCTCATAGAGCGCGCGCTTGAATTCCAAATAGGGTTCGTCAGTCTTGTCCACACTGAGGACAGAAGCAGGGACGCCGTACTGGTTGAGGAGCTGAATGGACGCGCGGGACTGGAAGCCGTCGAAGGTCGCCTGACGAATGTCCAAGCCAAGATCTTCCACCAGCCATAGTATAAATTCAGCAATCTTCAGAAGTGGAATCTCTCCAGACGACGGCGGAGTCAGCGCCACCATCCACTCCACGGCGAAGATCCCCGCCGTTTCGTCCTCACCGACCAGAGCATCGGCCAGCTTGGCTACGCAGGCAATGCCGGTCTTGTCCGTGGCAAAAGATTGGTCCACGTGAATGCACCTGGGGAGGTTCCTATCCAACACCAAGCGTGCTGGATCGAAATAATCTTCCACCCGCTCATGAGCACGGACTGTACTGAGTGAAAGGACCGACCGAGTGAACGGATGCGCCAAGAAGCCGGTGGTCTGAGACCGTATAAGTGAGAGCGGAAGGAACTCCCGCCGGAACGATACAGACAGACCCAGTATGTCCTGCACTGCCTGGACCGGATCGCTCCGGAAGTCCTCCAAGAAGTCCATCGGCACCTTTTTCAGATTGAGCGATTGGCAGAACCTCCTGACCAACCCACTAATGCCCAGATGCTCTGCTTCTGCCGGTTCCATCGGCACGTCCAGCGCCGCCAAGACCTCCAAGAAGGCACCCACAGAATCCAAGACCCTCGGCTCCACAGATTCCATTCCAGGAAACACCCAGAAGCCTTCCTCCACACTGCGGAACCGGTGAGGCGTTATGTTGTAGCCAGAGACCTCCGTAACATAGGCCGACTGAGTTGTCTGATTGCGCTGAATGCGGGATTCGGCGAAAGGCGATTGATAGGAAGGCGAAGAAATGAGTATGGAGAGGCCATGCTCCTTCCCATTGACATTGAAACGCAATCGCCGCCGGCGCAAGGTCGCTTCGTAGAGACTCTTGGCACGGAGAAATGTCTCTGCATCGGTCAGGAGCTGCCCCTTCTTGCTGAAAAAGTCCCCCTCATCCAAAACAGCACCATACAAATCGAGACCAATCTGATGCGCCTGTTCCGAACCGTAGCCGACCCGGACGGTCCGAAACTCCAGCACAGAAGACTTCGCTGGATTGTGGGGGAAATACTTCTGGAAGTATGGAATGGTCTTGATCGTCCTAGCCAATGTCCCAAAACCGGACCTCTCCGCCTGAGGCAAGCTGATGCTAAAGTATATCATCCACAGCATAGTGCTACGCATCAACCCGTAGAGGAGCGCCGGATGCTCATAGCAGCTCAGCTCATAGAGCACTCTCATCACGGCATACATAGCCGCAGTCGTCTTCCCACCGCCCAGACTCCCGAAGATAATCCACTCTGTCCGACCGGAATGGAAGAAATTCGCCAGCTCCTGCTTCCAGAAGTCATACAGTCCGCGGACCCCATCCTCCCCAGCATAATAGGGATTCTCAAGCCACTGCTCAATAGGAACAATGTCCCTCAGAGGCACCGCTGCTCGAACCGGGTCAGAAGAGTCCACCAGAAGATGCTGTTGCTGACCTCTCAAAAAACGACAGAAGACATCCAGGTCGTGAGCT